TTACAATTATCATCCTCATTGACAGTATGAAAATATACCATACTAATATTAGTATTAGGTGTGCAATGATTATGATACTCTTGTGAATCACCAGGCAAATACTTATTAACCCATGCTTCTTGAGGTAGTATTTCTATATCTTGAAGACAACCAACTTCTTCGATGAAATTATCAAACTGTGGTCTAACAATTTCTAACCAAGCATCCCAAGGTGCTTTGGAATTATTCTCATGTTGATAAGAACATTGAATATTACAATTCCATGCAGGTGGTTGTTTAAAGTTTGAATCATCATCAATGAAATCTGTAAACAATTCAGTAACTTTATTCTGTTTTTCCTCCTCCAATTTATTAATATAATACCACTTAGGAGAAAATACTTCAATCATGAGATAACCCTGTTTTTTTGATGATTTTAGTTAACATACCCATGACCTCTTGGTATGCCTCAACAGATAGAATTTTATCTTTTTTTGCTTTTATTTCTAACTCTTTAATATAACAGAGCAAAGCATCTTTTAGCACTTGTTTTTCTTCATCTTGAAGATACAAACAAGCAGGTAAATCGATTGTGTGAGTAGGGTTCATCTCCTTATTGTTTTGAGGTATTCTAAAACATGCTCTCGTACATCCATTAACTCATTATAACATTTCTGATTATGAGCACATGCACGAAGAGCATTGTCTGGTTTGTGTACACTTTCAATGTACAAATCTAGTCCTCGATTCCATTTCTGATTATAATCTTCATTGTCATCGATTGTATTCTGATCCTTCATTATGTCTGAGTAGTATAATCTATTTCTGCTGGAAAGGATGAACCATCATCAAAACTATAGTCCTGATAAATCTCATCTTCATCAGTTAATCGATTAATAAATTCCTCAGTTGTTTCACGTTTCTCTGTAGGGTGTGTGGTGACTCTTAGCACTTTGTTTCCTTTTGGTGTATGATTCGTCATAAGATTCGTAAGAGCGATTTGTACTTTTACTTGATTGTCTTTTATCCCTAAGTGATTTACCTGGAGAAGAATATCCTCGCTCGGCACCACCTCGTCTAAAAGTTTTACCCATTTGTTTGATTGCGAATGAAACAACTTAAATTTATATAGCAACTTAATCAGTTGCAGTCCAGTCTGTAATTGTGGACTTATCTTTTAAGGTTTTACCAAACATAACTTCTTGAAGTAGAACTTTTGCATCCTCCTTAGATGCTTCATCCTCTTCTTCAGGAGATAGTTTAGATTTAGTATATGATAATTCATCAAATACAAATCCACATCCATGAAGAAAGTCTTGTGATTGTTCTACACATTCCTGCAAATATGCGGTCTCGAATGTTTTCGTTGTGACAACATTATCGTCATCTATACATTCAAATCGAAATTTAGGCATTGGTTTATAACCTTTTACGTCCGTTAGTATAACACATTGATTACAGGATTGCAATGGTGTGTGACACTATCCGAATTGTATTATATGTAGTTGATGTTAATAACCATCCTAAAAGGCGAATTGGTAGTGGTACTACCCGTATGCTGCAATGAGTTTGGGAAAACCACGAATCTATTTTGGACGCTATTAACTTTGTCATCATTAGAGAATTTAGTATAACCGTCACATGTATTCATATACAGTATTGCTGTTTTAATGAATGGACAATCCAATCTATTCTCTATATCATTATGTAGTCCATGTTCAACTATAGTATCAGTCTTAGTTAAAACATTTGCCTTAATCTTAAGAATTGATATAGGATCTATTGCCTCTAATATTGGAAACAATAAATTTATACTTTCATCCTCTGGTGAATAATGGTCATAGAACATATGTGCCATTTGGATGTTAGTAAGATAATTATCTTCAGTATCATCTAATATCTTTGTCATCCTCCAAGGAAATGCTGGTGCTTTCATTGCATCAAATATAGGAAGAAACTTCTTATCTTCTAAGAAATTATCAAAGACATAAGGTTCATCTATACCATGTCTAAAGTTATCAGCAGGGAAATTAAATCCTTTTAGATGTTTCATTTTTGTATCAATAAAATATAGATACCATTCCACCAAGAGTTTAAATCTTCAGGAATAGATGTTAATATCTTTCTCTCAAATAATACTGTAGGATTATTACTTCTAATTACATCATCAACACTATCAATAACTCCAGGCATATTTGCATCATCAACTAATAATATAAACTCATCATCACAGTATTGCCAAATGTGTTGTAGATTCTTATATTGTTCAACTGGGTCATGGTCTGCATCATAGAATATAACATTACATTGCTCTGGTATTTCTACCTCAGAAATATTACCTTCAATGAGTTCAAAGTCATATCTCTTATCTGGGTACCATGGTGGTGTTAAAAATGCAGTCTTTGGATTAGTAAATGGTGTAAACTCTATGTCATCTCTCTCTGGTGATAGGTATCTCTTTTTAAAATCATCAACAGCATAACCTTTAACATTGTTATTTTGTAATGCTGAATAGAATGTACCACCACCATACACACCTAACTCAAGATACTTTGTTCCTTCAATAGCACATATATTATTGAGAAAATGTTTAGTAGTTTCTGAAGTTAATGACTCAATGCACACTCCAGTATAATTGCTTTCACCTAACTCTGCTTTGTCTATTGCCTTTATTATTTCATTGATTTTAAAATTAACTTTATTATTTTTACCATTTTTATAAACTAGGTCACAGTAGTTACACTTCCAACAGTTGAACTGACATGTCTTAATCTTATCTCTCCATACATCAATAGGTCTTTCTTTAATATCAACGTCTTCAATATATTCTTGGAATGTAGGGAACAATAGTTTCTTATCTAATACCCATCTATTAATAATATCCATAGACTCTTTAAGTCTAGTTGCTGACTCTCTACCATGTAGTTTAAAGACATCTATACCTAACTCTAAAAACTCTTCCCAATCACTCTTCCAAGGTGGTAGATTTGCTGCCTTGAGTGCTGCCAGTCCTCCCTCTACTGCATCCCATTTACTACAACTAACTCTGCTAATTGTATCATTAAAATATTGAGGATCATCACCATTTCTAGTATTATTATAGTGATAATGTTCAGGCATTATAGGACAATTACCCCAACAACCTTCGTTAACTAATATTGATAACTTAACAGGATATCCTTGCTCTGCACAGTATTCTTTTGCTTCCTTTATTTCTATCAGTCTATCTCTATCTCTCATTAAATCTCTATCGAGATTAATATAATGAAATCCTGCTCTTGCTAATTGAACTATCTCATTAGGTCTTGTTACTTCTCTAAGTATAGTGTTCTTAATGTATAATTCAGGATATTCTTTCTGTATCTGTCCAGTTAATACCCATGAAGTATGAGGTAGAGTTACTATCTTAACACCAGCATCATATAATTGCTTAAAGTTTGTGATAAACATATCCAAACCTTTCTGGTCTGGTCTCACATATATGTTATTGAATGTTGCAGATAGTGGAATCCCTGTGATTTCAGATAACCACATTGCCATTTCTATTACTTGGAACTCCATGTCCTGAGTAAAGAATACATCACCCATTGCATCCTGAGTGAATGGTGGCATCCTACATGTAAAATAGAGATCATAAATCCAATCTCTATTTCTCATTAAGAACTCAAGAAACTCACCCTTAATGAAGTTAGGATCTAACTTAGGATTAATAGGTAGAGAAAATATCTTTTGCCACATGCGAGAATAGAAAGACCTAAACTTTGTCTGCACCATCTTGTAACATCTTAGTCACGTTAGTAGTATTGTCAAAGTATTTTACATCTGCTTCTGCCTGTAGTCTCATCTCATTGATACCTTTATTAATAGCACCTGCATATCTCATTGAAAGATTTAATGATGCTTCTTGATCTTCTTTAGGCATCATCAATAAACTATCAATCTGACCAGCAGATATTGTACCATATCCTATCATATCAGTAGCAGATTGCTTTGCCATCCTTGCTATCCAATACTTTCTTTCTTCCTCTTCATCATCAGCAAAATACTTATCAGTCTCTTCTGGTGTTGAACACTTCTCTTTAATTGAATCAAGATAATATCTTAACTCAAGATTACATTGCAGTATCTTCTTCTCATATTGTTCAATATCTAGTTCTAGGTCTTCTATCTCAACCTCTAACATTTGAGCATCAAAGGGGTCAGTCGTCTCTTCTATTTGTTTCTGCTTCCTTGCTATCTCAATATATGCCTTCTTCATGTTAACTTGAATCTTCTTATTACTGTGCTTTCGTGTTGCTAACTCTAGTAGAGTCTGTCTAATTGCACGATATTCAGTAGGATGAGAATCAGTTACAAAATGATTACATTGATACCTCGTTTGAGGGAATGGATGTGTATTTGCTCTATCAATTAGATAGTGGTCAAACTCATCAAAGTCCTGGAATAAAGTCGGGTTTAACTCTTCCTGATTTGTATTTTCTGGTGACTCCATCGCTTTCATATAAATTTTCAGATTGTGCTTGCTCTTTAGGTAACTGACCACCTAGGTAGTCTTCCCAAATACTATTGATACTTGCCATTGTAGTGCAATTATCAATAGATGTCAATAGAGCAGTATTATATGTAGCATCAGAATTACCCTTCTCTGAAATAGCATACTTAACAAGTTCCTTTGCTACTGCCTTCATTAATGTAACACCATAAGCACGATTTGATTCAACAATATCAACTTTAGTCTTTAATATTAATCCAGTACCAACTTCTACTTGATAGTCACTAATCTTTGCTCCAACTTTTCCCCAATGCTGTGACCCTATGATTGCTTCATCAGCAGTCACTTCAGTATATCCAGCATCTTTTAAATGTGCATCCCATATCTCTTGAGTCACACCTACAACTGAGTATTTAATGGTGCTATGATTGAACTTAACATTACCATCAGACCTTACTGCCATTGGCAGGTCATCAATGTCTGCGATAAAATATTTTGCGATTGATTCATCCATAATTAATAAGAAGGTGGTGAAATTCCGTATCCGTAGTTGTTAAATGTATAGGCAGATGCGTTGCCAGCACTGGACATGCCATCATGTCCTTTAGGTTGCATGTTACCACCTCCGTCAGCATACGAGTCTGTTAGATAATTCCATTTGTATGAGTTATTATTCTGTGAACCATTATAGTGTCCTAGACAATAACCTTTATAGTTACCCATTTGAAAATTCTCTTCACCAGAGTTTTGCACATTGAATGCGTTCATGTTTGCTCCAGTGAAATCATTAACTCTTCTAATATCTGTTGTACAGTTACCTCCATTCTTCCAATACATGTATGAAAGATAACTACTACATGCTTTACCCCATCCATTTGTACCAGGAGATCCACCCCATGATGACCAAGTTTCATTTGCCCATGTAAGATATTGTGCTGTGCCTCCTGTCTTAGACCATCCTCTTAATCTACCTTGTGCTCCTGCACTATAGTCTCCACCTTGTCCACTACCTTGTACAGTATTATTAGTATCATTCTGCATATTGGTGCGGTCAGTAGTACTATTACCTCCACCAGTAATGTATATCTTTGCACCTTGATGATGATAGTCTGTCATACAGGACATATCATTCCTGCTAACGTTCATTGAGTTTGTCATGCCTTGAGAAGAAGCATTACTTAAATTCATCTTCCAAACTCTTGACGTTGTACCTGAGAAACTATTATCTCCACCGTAAATATAAAATGCTCTATCACTATTACCACCATCAACATATGATGCTGCATAGTTCATTATGTCACCTAAGTTTGTTGAGGTGTCATTGTTATGAACTGTGCGATTAACATTATACCAAGGATTAGCATTTTTATATCCACCAGCAACATATCCATGCGTGATGATACGAGACCTTTCCCAAGGTGCACGAGTCTGGTTTTTATTCCAACCGTCATACCTCGCACGTCCTGGAGTCCAGTCTGCTGCACCATTTCCTGCTGACGAATTAACTGTACCTGGCATAATCTTTAATCGTAGAAGTTTTGATTAGCATATATGCTGAAAGCACCATTGCCTGTCTTAAGAATAGTATAAGTATAGAAATCAATTTTACCATCATGTCCTCCAGTTGGTGCACCAAATCCACCAATCCACTTAGGAGTTATAACACTACCATCAACTTTATGTTGCGTAGGATAACGTCCAGAGTTATTACATGGTACCCACATTACAACAGTAATAGTTTCATTTGTAGAAATATAATTGTTTAATGTAGTACTACCATCCCCTCTAAAGTTTGGTTGCCATGTACCAGCAGAGTTAGCGGTATAATGATATATTGTTGAGGTTTTTAAATTAAGGTCGATACCACCATTCAATGCTGTGCCTGAATTGGTGAATCCCTCAACTCCACCACCTGCTGCTGACTGGTCTGCCCACTGTAAGGTACCATTACCAAGGGTAGTCAAGACCTGTCCATTAGTCCCTTGTGTTGTAGGGTATGTATTAGTCGCAGCAACGAGTGAGGTGGATACTGATGCTGTTCCTACACTTAAAGTTGACATGAATTTACTTATTACTTCTCTTCTGTATTTATATGGTCTTCTGCTTGTAACTCTTTTGCTTTCTTATTACTATAATATGCTATTGCAATAACAGAGAGATACATCAATGTATCATCCAACATTACTAGGAAAAATATAACAGATCCACCTACTCTTAACCATTCAGGTAATACTCTTGTTATCTTACCACTAAATCTACGAAATGCTTGCTCAAACTTGAAGTATAAAAGTATTAATGCAGTAACTATATATTCACTATATGGTACAACAAAGTATAGTGACAAAAATATAAACAAAAACCAATAATGTCTCTCATCAATCTTACCAATTAGAGTAAGATATCTCTTCAAAAGTTTCTTAAACATAGTTAAAGTTTAATACTAAACGACAATTTGAGTTGGTGCATGTAGAACCAGTGTGTCTAATATCATTGGGAAATGTAACCATAGTATTAGCAACTGACTGCACTTTAGTACCATCTTCAAACATAGTATAACCATCATTATCATTTAAGTATAAGATGGAAGTCTTTAAGTCTGATAGATGCTCTGCATCCTCCACATCCCTATGTAGTCCATGCTCAACAATGGTATCTGTTGCCATGACTAGGTTTGCTTTGATTTTGATTATAGCACAAGGTTGTAGTTTCTGTAATATTGGATAGATTAACTCTACCGTCTGTTTATTGGGTGTATGGTGCTCATAAAAATAATGCACCATCTGCATGTTACGATGAATATTCTCTGGTGTATCATAATGGATCTTACCCATCCACCAAGGGATAGTATCTACCATCTTTGCGACCATTAGGTCGAATTCACTTCTTGGAAGAAATTCCTTTTCTATCTTTAATGGTAACTTCATTAGATCCTTTAGGTACAAATAGTTCAGGTTTATGTATTACGAGAATATAAAGACCATTCCACCAATCATTCTCATCTTCTATAGTTTCTGTTAATATTATCCTCTCAAATCTTACTTCTTTATCCTTACAAAACTCTTTAGTGGTATCAACAACACCATCAAAGTTAGCATCATCAACTACTAAGATATATGTGTGCTCTGCTGCCTTATGTAAATGCTCTAAGTTAGCAAGCATAGGTTTCTTCTTATTGTCTGCATCATAGAATATAACTGATGGTCTATAATCTAAGTTAAACTCTACATCTAACAGACTCCTATCACTAACACCAATAGAACAATACTGATTAAACCATTTCTTACCATTCTCAATGAATTGTTTAAATGGATCCTCAACTTCATACTTACTTCTTAAGTCTTCTCGTCTTGGTCTTATCTCACCTTCACCAAAATCATCAATAGCATATGCTTTAACTGCCTGATTACCCATTAATGCAGCAAATAATGTGCTACCCATATAACAACCAACATCAGCATATACTGTGCCAGCATCACATAGATTATTGAGTAAATGTCTTACCTTGTTTGATGATAACCCAATGACATCATAACCTTCAGGGTTAAAATTAGATTTGTTATCTACAGCAGCATCAATAGCACGAATTGCCTTATCTACAAATGGATCCATTTTTCTATTCTGCCTCCGTAAATGTGATTCTACCACAGACTCGCAATAGTTGCAATCCCAACAATCAAACTTGCATGTCTTGATCTTCTGTCTCCAGATATTGATAGGAGAATCTTTTATATCAATATCCTCCATATATTTAACATACTCTGGATATAATATACTGTCACCATCATTCCATCTTTTAATGATGTCCATTGATTCCTTCATTCGCATGAAGTTCTCTCTACCATGTAATTTGAACACATCAATAACATCTAGCAACTCCTCCCAGTCCTCTCTCCAAGGTGGTAAGTTTGCTTGCTTTAATTCAAATGCAGGGTCATAAGCATCCCAACGTGAGCATGATATTCTACTGATTTCACTATTAAAATATTGAGGTTGAGTTCCTTCTCTTGTACTATTATATTGATAATGCTCTGGCATGATAGGACAACCACCCCAACAGTGTTCATTGACTAGCAATGATAACTTGATAGGATTACCTTTATTTGCACAATATTCCTTTGCTTGTTTAATACGTACCAATGCTTCTTGGTCTCTCATTATATCTCTATCAAGATTAATATAATTGAAACCCATAGATGCTAAGGATACAATCTCATTGGGTTTAGTTACCTCCCTGAGAATTGTATTCTTTATATAAATGTCTGGAAATGCTCTCTGTATTCTACCTGTAGCAACCCATGATGTATGAGGTAAGGTAACTATATTGATACCAATATCATACAATGGTTTAAAGTTTTCAATCCATATATCTAAATTCTTTTCATCAGGTCGTACCCATATATTATTAAACGTAGCAGACAATGGTATGCCTGTCTTCTCTCTTACATAAAATGCGTTACCTGCAACCCTCTTAGCATCTTTCTCCGTGCGAAATGTGTCACCCATTGCATCCTGCATAAAGGGTGGCATTCTACAAGTAAAATATAAATCAGTTATTAGGTGACGATGCTGGTTTAGAAATGGAATCAGTAATTCGTCCTGAAATTGAGGATCCGCCTTCGGGTTGATCGGCAGACTGAAGCAATCTGTCTGCGATGTTTTGGGTTGCATAATCAGTTAAAACTCCATTGGTATCAAATAGTTGAGGTGGTTTACCTTCCATCATCTTATCAACTCTATCCTCTGCTGCTGTCTTAATTCCACCGATAGACCTATTCACAGCAGTAGAATATGTCAAAGCAAGGTCTACAACTGCTGCTTGATCTTCAGGATTCATTTGAAGTAATGCTTCAATGTTACCTGCTTGAATTCTACCAGTAGTCATGAGATCAGTAGCAGACTGTCTTGCCATCCTAGCAATCCAATACTTCTGCTCTTCTCTCTCTTTTAATTCTTTATCTTCCAATAATCCCTTAATATCACTGGGGTCTTGGAATTTCTCTTTAATAATTTTGACAAAACTTTCAATCTCTTTCTTAGATTGATTAATCTTATTAACCCATACAGTCTTATCTACTTGCAATAACTGTAATTCATAAACCTTATCTTGCTTGTAAAATGGATCATCTTCTTGCTCCATTTCATGTGTTACTCTAGCAATATCATTGAGGCATCTCTTATATGATATTGTTATCTTCTGTAGTGAATTATATCTTACTTGTACCTCCATCGCTGCCTGTTGCATTTGGCGATAAGGAGTTACATGTGAATTAATTACGAAATGCTTATTCTGAAATTCAGACTGCTCAAAGTATTGGTGGTCTGCCCACTCCATTAATTCTTTCGTAAACTCGTCACAATTTTCCCAAGGCGAAATTTCATCTAACGCCTTACAGACTTCGTTTACATCATAATTATCAGAATTGTAACCCCCAGTTGACTTCGGAGTTTCTTGTAATGACGTTTGTTGAACCATCTTGTGTTGCTCTACTATATTCAAGTGCTTGTTGTAAAGACATCTCAATACCAAACTTATCTTCTAGGAAGACATTGATTGATTTGATGTCAGAGCAAGATTTAATCTCTTGGACTAATTCCTGTTCTTTCACGGCAAGATTAAAGAAATCGGTTTGCCACGCATTATATTTATCAACAACTTTAGCAGCAAAACTAGCGGTTGTCAACCCTCTAATAGTAGCAAGTCTATCAATTAATTTAACTGTTGTAGAGTTATCTGCGATATATGCAGTTGATTCCTCATACTGATCCTTCCAGGTAGCATGTTCTAATTCACCATAATTCTTTCTCAATGCAGTATATCTCTTTTCAAAAATCTCTTGGACTCTAAGAGTAATGACTGCTTTCATTACTTCTTCAGTCTTATCAAATTGTGCTTGAGTTATAGTTTCCTTATGCTTGTCAGTATATAATCCATTCTCATCTGTACCATAAACTGACTTCTCTGTTCTTACTTCACCCCAATATGTCTGTGCTGTAATGGCATCAGCAGCAGATAATCTTAAGTAAGCAATATTCTGTGGTATATGATCCCACCTATCGTTGTCTATGTGTCCCCAATATAGATCCATAACTGAATCCAAACGAGTCCCCCAGGTATTCAGTATAGGATACCTTTCAAGATCAAATACGATAACGTCTCTAGTGTCTGCCATTAGTAATTAGGAATGTTTGTGCCGTAGTCATAAGATGCTGCACCTGAAGTTACAGAACTTGCAGAGGCACAGTGTGCTGAGGACATACCAGAATGTCCTTTGGGTTCAGTTGTGTTACCCATATAGTTATGACCATCATTCATATAGTTAACTTTGAATGTCTGGTTATTCTGGTTACCGTTATAGTTACCTAAACAATAACCTTTTCTCATACCCATTTGGAAATTTTCTTCACCCATGTTACCAAAGTTAAGACCATGTACCTGAATACCAGTACGGTCATCACACTTTTGGTTACCATTTTGGTTGTTGTTTCCAGTACCAACATACATGTGTCCTAGCATAGTTGGAAGAATTTTCTTCCATCCATCACCACCAGGTCCATGATTCCACATGGTATAAGATTCGGTCTTCCACTCAAATCCTCTTCGGGTACCCGACCTTTTAATCCACCCATGAGTTCTTCCATGACCACCCCATGTAGGGTCATCACCACCATCAGGGTAATCATTAGGGAAACCAGAGGTTCTCATGGTTTCAGTCTTCAAGTTGAAAACGTCAGTCCTTGAGTTACCACCACAATGCAAGAATGAATTACCTCCTGCAAATACATGGTCTTGACAGGATCCCATTGACCCTCTATTAACGGTCATATCCCACTGGTTAAGGTGTGCTATACCGTTTTCAGTTGCCATATTAAAACCAGAGGTATAGTTAGATGAACCTCTGTATGTGTTTTCCATTGAATGGAACCAATGCTTGATGTCACTCCATGACCCTGACATATATGCCCCAGATCTATCGAGTTTATCACCTAAGTTTGTTGTTGTGTCGTTAGAGTGAACAGTCCTGTTAATATTCTTCCAAGGACTACCTCCTCTATATCCTCCACCTGTATATCCATGTGTCCAGATTCTTGCTTGTGCCCATGAACTTGCACCGTTTTCATGTGACCAATAAGCGTTAGTACCATCGGACATTAATTGTGCTTTAACAGAATAATTTACACTATATCTGTCAGTGGATTGATCAGGTAATGCTGCTCCACCTGCTGCACCAGCAATTGGTCCCCACTCAGTAGCACCTGTATCTTGGTTATATGAATAACCTTCAAAGGTTCTATCGGTACTATTATATCTGAATAATCCCTCTACTGCGGAACCAGGTCTTTGAGCAGTTGTGCCGACTGGCATCTTAACTGCGTCAGTTGCTTCGATATCTAATGAATACTCTGGAGAAGCATCATTAATACCTACCCTATTATTGGTGGCATCAACATAAAAAGTACCTGAGTCAAAGTTAAAGTTGCCTGATGATTCCAACTGGAACTGAGCGGTACCTCCACCTCCTGCTAGGGATACAATTTTATCAACGTTTAACTGTGACATGTTTAACTTCTATCCTTCGTATTATTTATGCAGGTCGGACAAGCACTACACCACGTTTGATGTATGTATCTTCATTTCCACTGTCTTGGTCAGAATGAATAACAATGTGCATGTCGTGAGATTTGTCTGAACCCATATCAACAGTGTACCAAGAGTCTCCTGTTAATACATTTGGTCCAGTGCCTCCACTATTATCTCCTGGGAGAGTGGAGAAGTTTCTAACGTATTCACTTGTGAAACCATTACCACTCCTAGAGAAGCAGTTATATCGGTTACTCATAAATCCACCAGGGTTATTACCACCCGCTTGCATGGTTGGTGTCATCCCTGCTTGCGAAGGACAACTGTTACCATCATTATTACTTATGGCAGTATAATATGTGAATATATGTTGTGCGTCACCCTCAGCAGAGTTGTTACGCATAACAGTCATACCATCACCAACACCTGATGATATACCTAAGAAGTTTCTACCATTTACACCATCATTTGAATAATATGTGTAAAGGTTAAACCTCATTTTTACATAACGATAAGATATTCCCCTTCTACTAACTGTCGCATACTTATAATCAGATCCACCAGTATTTCTATAATATCCGTATGTCCCGTTGTTTGCAAAGTTACCCGTAGGAGTTGAGTCTCCTACATCATTTATTTGATTACCACTTAATGCTGAAGCATTGGAGAACCATGCGTTTGCTCCACCACCATAGTTTGCCATAACAATATAATATGGATGACTCTGTAATGGTACAAAATATTTCCTTGCAGTACCATCAAGATTCAAATAATAATTTCCGTCTGTTGATACACCTGCGTCAAATAATCCTTGAACTGAGTTAGGTGCTGATGCTTCTGATGATCCATCCATACCACCAGATTGTGCCATGAATAGTCCAGACCAAGCATTACCTGTATATACCTCTAAGTATTGTGTTTGAGTATTGAACCTAAGCATACCTGCAACAGGTGCAGATGGTCTCTCTGATGTAGTGCCAGATGGTATAGAGAATTGAGTCCAATAATTATTAGTCATTCCACCTGCTACTCGCATATTCTCACCAGTCTCCATCTCGATAGCAAAATTGTTATCTGCTGGTGCGGTTAGATTGTTGACTTTAATAGTGCTCATCGTTATGCGTAGAAGAATAACCAATACATCCAGTTTTGACTGCCAGGGTTATTAATACCCCAACTACCAGACCAGTTAGGTTCTGGGAAGTTTTGGTTTGAATAGTTATTACCAGTGTTACCAACCCAACAATGGTGCTCAACGTTACATCCATTAGATGCACAACCTAGAGCATTAATCATACTCATAGTATAGTTTTCGCAGTTTGCAGGAGAAACGTGCCAAGTGTTGTTGGGATTCAATTCACCAGCACTACTACCTCTATATCTATTATCTGAGTTGTTTGCACTTCCTTTTAAGAAAGTCATACCACCTATCTGTGTACCACCAATATTTCCGTGGTTACCTAATCCAATATGGTCTTCAAACATCTCTTTCATGTTTCCACCTCTATTGGTGAAAACTCCATTAATATATGCAACTTCAGTTGATAATGAATAAGGATCACCAGATGTTGACCATCCCTGCATTATCAATACATCATTAACTGTCCAGTTATGGTAATGTCTTGACTTAAAGTCTTGACCCATAAATCCTGTGCCTGTTCCAAATGTACTTGTATTAGACCAGTTACCATACCAACTATCACTACCACCAGTATATTGACCATGATTAGTAGTATCTGTAATAGATGCTACACCTGCCCACCACTTGTTATTACTATCTTTGAAGAGATACATCTCTTCATTTCCACCACCATCAAAGTTAACGTAATAGAATCCAGGAGTAGGATTAGCAGTAGTTACATTTGATAATGATGTAAATGGTGATCCACTACTACCATTCTCAGCAGAGTACATTTTCCAAGTACTACCTGTATATACTTCTACTGCTGATGTATCTGTATTCCAACGTATATAACCTGCTTGTGGACTGCCTGGTCTCTGAGCAGTTGTCCCTGTAGGCAAACGCAACGCTCCAGTCCCATCATGATAAACATTACCTTCGATGTCTAAAGTATGACCTGCTGGTATGTTTGTCTGACTGATTGTAGCAGCAGTACCTGCTAAATGTGCAACTGTTAGCGTGCTCATGCCATTAGTATTTTCTTCTATTTATTGTCCAAAGAAAGGAAACTCTTCAACCCATGCAGTAGCAATATATTTTGTCCCATTTAAAGGTGGATTACCTCTGTGTGCATGTGTCCATGCTGTAGGACATATAGTGAATTTTCCTTCTTCAGGTTTAATTCTTACGTGTTGATATAGAAATTCAGTTTCACCACCTTCATAGTCATCATTGATGTATAACTGAGTAGTTAGAAGTCTATAAGGTGTTGATGGTGTGCATTCATAATGCCAGTTATGAAACCCTTGTCCAGGTTCAGTTCTTTGTAGTTTGCACATCGTATGCTGGAATTTTCTTCCAACCAACACATCATATTTCTTACCATAATCATTTAAAGCATCTTCTGTTAAGAAGTTCCATGCTCTATAGACTGACCTTGATAGATTATCATGCCAATAGTCAGGTGGTAACTCATGTACAAAAATCTGCTGGTCAGTAACAGCACCGTTCTGACCAGCAGTTCTATCGAATGCCTTACCTTGTCCTCTTATAAAATTGTAATACTCAATTAAATTATCTCCTCGAAGATTAGTTTTATATTCAGAGATAAAATTATCATGATGTGTCACATCTAGGATCCTAGGATCCTGTCCATCTTTTGTAAAACCCATAGTTATCCACTGGTCCACCGACCATCATTGTAAATCTGTAGTTTACCATTACTTGTATTAAAACGCAACTGTCCGTTTATATAACCTCGTCTAGGTGCATAAGATTGATTAGAAGTATCAAACTGTGCGTCACTACCAGCAGGTAATGCTAAGTGTGATGTTTGGTTCATAAGTAACTGACTATCACCCTTGAATACCATATCTGCCTCTGCCTTTAGTTTGACAGTAAAGTTAGGTGATAACCCTTCAATATTACCAACATTCAACTTACTATTCATCTAATGCTCCATGCTGCGTTATTCTCAATGGTGACTGTAAAACCGTTGTTAATTGCTATCGGTCCAGCACTCATCCCGTTAGTAAATTTTGCATCCCCGTTTGCTGTGGGTCCAATTGTAATATTCTCTGCTATTGTTGCTGCATTTGTTCTAATAACACTATCTGTTCCTACAGCAGGACCACCACCAGAGATTGATGCCCAACCAGCACTTCCAGTACCATCATCTGCCTTGTATATCTCAGCAGCATCATTGTCTGTGTTAAATCTTATTGTACCTACACTAACACCAGTAGGTCTGTTTGCTGTGCTACCAGCAGGAATCCTCAATACACTATTTGCATTGAGGAAACTTAATGTTGTTATAATTGCTTGAGTGCTAGTGGAAATCTGATTCCCACTAATCTGGGTAATTGCCATGATACTTTATTAGATGGGGAACTCTTTGATGTGGACAACATCAGAAGCAAGTGGTGCATCAGTAAAGACTACGTTTGCTCCGTTTGCGTCTACAGTATAGTTAGTACCTGCTATCTGGACAACACCATTTAGTGTAACTAAAACAGAGTCATCAATGTGTGCGATACCTCCACTATATGTAGAAATTGGGAATGTTAATGTACTACCATTACCAGTATATGTCTTAGTAATATACTTATCAGCAGCAACACCACCTCGACCAGTTACAACTAAGTCGCCATCAATCTTAACATTACCTAGGATATTCATTCTATATCCTGTAACAGCAGCAGTACCAATACCCATATTCTGAGTGCCACTAAAGGTAGCAATATCAATAATACCAGTATCAGTTAGACCAAACTCCTTCCATACTTGGTTATAGTAAATCCAACCAAGAGATTTACCTGGAGTCCAGTTAATGTTATAAACTAGGTCTCCATCAGCAGGAGTAGGATAACCAGTGATGTTAGAGAAGTCAGGTAGTCCATTTGCATCTTCTGGTGCAAGTAATGTTTGCTTGATAACTGTTCCATCTTGGTTATAGTATGAAATTTTCTTCGCTTGAATGTTATTCGTAAAGGTTGTTAGACCTTGGAATGTAACAGGACCAGCAAAGATAGATTCTAACTGGTTAGATGCTCCACCAATTACAGTGAGTTTATCAGTTAAAACCAATTCAGAGAATGTTTCAATGGTTGTGTTTTCTTCACCAACAACATTCAACTGTGCAATATCTTCGTTTGTTATCTGACCTGTAACAGGGTTGATAACTTGGTTACCAATGAATAGGTCACCATTTGAGTTAAGTCCAGAGTAGAAAGCAACACCTGCTTCTTCTTTAATACTCTGTGAATATCTAACCTGATTTTGAGTTAGGGTTTCTACTTGTGTCTGAGGGAATGCAGTTGAGTAGTTACCAGGACCGAAACCAAGATATTCAAATGTATGGTTACCAGATCTAAGTATAGAGTGTCGTCGTAATTCACAAGGGATGGGTGCGACCGTTCCATCATTATTCTCTCGAATATTAATCTTTCTGGTTTCTTCATCACCAGCACGAGCAGTGAGAGAAACACTAGACAATCTTGCGTTGACCGAATCATAGTTGGGAGTTGTACCTGGTTGAGTCCATCCTGTATCTGCTAGTAGGAATTGAGTTGCTTCCTTAGTAATAGACAGTTTTGGATCCAAATTAGGTGTAGGTGAAGCACCATCAGTTGCATTTACCAATCCAATAGTTTGGTTATCGGCAACAGATACAGCAGCACCAGGGTCAGCAAGGGGGTTATCTCTATCAAACGTAGGATAAACCTCATTGACGTTTTGTGAGAATTTTCTGTCATTGAAGTTAGCAGTTGATGGAGCAATACTTGCACATAATAAGGTCAAGTAGTATATACCATCATTAACACCTCTTTCAAACTTCTGGACAGTTTCTATATCATAAACATAGAATGATCTGTTTAACTTATAAGATGTAGTATCACTATTAAGTGGTTGTAATACATAACCAGAGATAGGATCTCTTGGTAATGGATTAGTCTTATCCTTGTCTATAACATAGCGAACACGATATGTCCTGTCTGCCAAGTCTCTACTATCTGGGATACGCTTAAGGAATGTAGTAGGAGTGAAGTTAACAGTGTTGTAAGTAGTATTAGTAGAAAGTGTTGTATAGATACCGTTGTTTGTAGCAGATACCGATAGATACCAACCACCAACACTAACAACGCCGTTGATTGTATAAGTCGCACTATCATATTGTAATGGTGATCCAGCAGTACCAGCATCTTTACCAGATACACTTGGACCATAAGGTGAAATACTTGCAGAGTGAGTGGTTGCTACGTTAGCACCTTGAGCAACAAGTAAGCAGTTTAGTTTATCTGCTATAGCACTGTTTCCAGTACCATCTTGTCTAGCACCAATCGTATAACCCTGAACTCTATTTGTTGGTGGAGATGCTTCAACTGTATATCCATAGAGATATAATCTAGTTCCTGGTGTACCACCCTGTCCTGCTAATGCAGCATTAATTGTTTTGGTTCTTGGAATGTCAATGTTAACCCAGTTAACTGATACTTCATCACCAAAGATGACGTTACCATTAACCACTCCAGTATTATTATTAGTAAGTGTAACTACCCTTGTGGATGTATTGACACTACCTACTGTTGTACTAGCAGCAATATTGGTGCCAGTAACATTCATACCTTGAAGCACACCCTCAATTGAACCATCGTTTGCGAGTGTGATTGTATTTGTTGCGTTTGCACCAGTAGCAGTTGTTGAAATAACATCAAGTGCTTTAGGTGGTACAACGTGAGATATTGTTCCTGCCTTATCTTTAGAGAATGCTTTTGCTTTAAATCCAGCAGACCTAAGTGCAGTGCTACCAAAGTTACTGTTAGAGTTAGTAATCGACATGTCACCACCACTTTCAGCAGTGAAGTGACCTTGGAATCCAACAGCGAAAACAGAAACTGCCTGAATGAAAGCATCATTAGATGCCATGATGTGTCTGTGTCCCCATCCTTTACGGTATTCAGCGAAACCGTCTAGGTGAGCACCATCTCCAGCAGTTGCTACATCATAGTTACCAGTTGATGCGTTATATCTAACGAATGCTCTATCATCTTTCTGTAGTGATAGTCCAGTAAACTGTGCCACAACCATTGATTTGAAACCAGTTGCCTTAGCACCATCAGCGTGCATACCATTCATACCCCACACACTTCTTAGTGATAGGTTGAATGCGTATGGTGATGCTGAGTCAACAGTATCAATCTCAGTCTTAACTGTTATGTTAGTACCTACTGCGTTTCCAGTAGGTTCTCCCTGCATCTGATAAGTAAATACATTACCTGATGCTGATGTGACGGTGAAACTGCCGTTATACAACGAAGCATCGACTTCCGATTGTGGACCAGTTGATCCAGTAACACCAGAGATGTTAATGTTAACACCAACAGAGAATCCGTGGTCTCGTGGGTTGTCGAATTCATCAACCGTAACTGCTGTTGCGGTTTGTCCATTCCTTGTAATTTGTAGGATACGATATTCATCAGAAATCGGACCAACGATTCTGTTTTCCTCAACCCTTGCCTGAATTTGGTCAGTTGATGGGTCTCCAGAGGTATCAGGAATTGTTGCGAATGCTTTAGATACTTTCTGATAGTATATTTCTAAGTCTGTTCTCTCTAGTATGTTAGGTACAGCAGAGTAATCTGCGTTAGGTACAGTACCACCAGAAATAAGTGTTGATAATGAATTCAAACCATCTGCAAACTCAAAACATGTGAGTCTATGGTGTGAATACTTAGGTGCTAATGTGCTTACAGAGTCAGGTTTGAAATATACACCTTCCTCAGCACCATCAAAGAATGAGAATTGCCAGAAGTAAGTACCACCAGTTACCTTGAAAATTGCTGTCCGAGGTGGAATCTGTGCTTCTGTGTTAATACCTTGTGCAGGTAATGTTGTAGGATATGGGACATACTTAGGAATAATCTTAGTACGTCTGAGGTCAGTACCAATGACTGAACAACCTCTTGGGACTATAACTCCTCCTTCACAAGAGTTATACTTATATAATACGTTATTTGGTGACGTTAAGTCTAAGTTAGAGTTAGCATCAATAGGAGCAACGTTTGTGTATAAAACATCTCCTGGTCTGTTATCAATCTGATACTCAGCAGGATAAAGCATGATACTGAAAGCATCAAACTCGTCATTACTTAAACCTACTCTATATGAAAATCTTGCTACCTCAAGAAATGCCCTTTGTAATGATTTAAAAGGACGCAACGCCGAGTTACCCCTATTATCAATAGCATCAGAGGCATCGAAGTCATCAGGGTTGACGTAAATAATACGTCCCGTGCGGGACGTAATAATATTCTTTAGTCTAGTTAGGGACATTTCCTATTTACTTTCTAGTTATTTATTTGGTCATCAACCACTGCCACCAGCGACGGTTGCATTAGGATCGAAGTTTCTAGTTACGAATGCAGTTGAAGCATCCTCAAATCCAACAAGAGTAGCAACGTTGTTAGCAGTTGCATTCTTAATAATAAGTCTCTCGCCAGGTCCAATAACAAGTTGATTGATTTTAGCAATCGCATTATTGCCGAGTGCTACCCCAACAGCAATCCAATGCTTATCTTCTACAGCAGTTGTTGCTGTAGTAATACTGGATATTGTACAAGTTGTACGAGTCGCAGTACCAAGTTTAGGATTATCTAAGAAAGTATGACTTGTAGTAAAGTCAGCAGAGTTTTTACCCTTAACGACTTTCAAAGATGTGCCTGTATAATCTCTGACATAACCATATGCTGAGGTTGTTTGACCAGTAACAGTATAAGTTACACCATTGAATGTAAATGTGTCAGTAGAGTTTGTCCATGACCCTTCAATATCATATACCCAGAAAGAAGTATATTCATAGGTTGCACTAATGGTAATTAGACGGTCACTACCACCATAACTTGAGTTAGTAGCAGTACCAGTAGTACCTTCATAGAAGTACATATTGGATGGAGGTGACGCATTCGCAGACCAGTCATACTGGACATATGCTCCAGCATTTCCTGCTGTACCGTTTGTTGTCTTACCAGTAGTATATTCTGTGCCATCATCAGAGTTACCAGCAGTACCATCAGGTCCCCACTCACCATTAACTGTTACAGATACATGGAAATCTAACGATGCCATTGATGCATCAGCAACATTAAAACGATAAGTCCTGTCTCCAAACTGTGTAAAGGTTGTGCCCTTATACATGTCGTAAGTACCACCAGCAGTTGTTGTAGAGAATACAAAACTGTTTACTCCAGTAGCAATACCACCAGTAGAAATAGTACCTGTTGCACCACCACTTGATGTAACACTATCACCAGCAGCATATTCATCTGCTGTTCCAGAAAGATTTGTAGGACCAACGTAAACTATTGTGCTACCAGACCCAGAAGTTGTTGCGTAGATGGTTGAAACAGCAGTGTTACCACCAGACCCTTCTGTTAAAGTTTCTCCAACTGCAAATGTACCAGTAGTTGATTCAAGTGTTATTGCACGAATCAATACTGCTTTAACGAATATCTCCGTATAATCTGGAGTATAGAAAGACTCAAACTTAGCAGTCTTTTCATTCGTCATGTTTGTGAGGAGTGTTCCTCCAGTTAAACCAGCAGCAGTTGTAATTGCTGTTCCAACTGTAAATCTATATCCTGTAATAATATCTCCCTTATGAAGCAAGTAAGTAGATGCTCCAACAGCGAGATCTTGGTCATAATCTTTTATGGCAACATTATATGCTGCACCTGTGCCATCGTTGGCGATTGTTAATGCAGCAGAAGCAGAAGTTGAAACGTCACATTCATACAGCACAGCGTTGCTGTTCCCCTGTTTATTCTGTGCAAGTATTCCTTGATTTGCCATGAGTTTTAATGTTTATGATCCTGCGTAGAAAAATTGTTGTTGCCTAGTGCGACCTGTTAAGTTAGCAGCACCAATACCAGCACCAAACGTAACATCTTCAAGAGTTACGTTTTCAGTGGACAGTAGTGTAGCATCAGCATCAGGAAACTTAATAGTTCTTGGACCAGTGAGATTGCTTACATCTAAAGTCGCTTGACCGATTATGTTACCAGTCTGTTTGAAGACAGGTGCATAATGTGTCTTATTATATAAGTCTTGACTTGCTAGTGCCGAGACTATTGTATTCATTCCACCTGAGTTATTTAGATTGTTTGTAGGTGGGAATTGAAATGTTTCATTAGATAATGAGTTTTGATTTGCAACACTGAATGTTATCTTCTTCGTTGTCGTCGTTGGGTCTTGTAAAATAAGAGTCTCAACACTCTTGTTTTGAAGAACCTGCGTTGCATCAGTACCTACTAAGGTAATAGCAAGGTCAGGCATTGTGATTGTCCTGTTTGCTGTTAATGCAGACGTATTCCAGATAGCATAGTTTGTTGCTGTCTCAGCGTCAGCAGCAAGTTTAAGATTAACGAGTGTTTTACTTAATACTGTTTGCTCTGCTTTTGTATCTAATAATGTGGATGAAGTAGCAGTAGGTTCAGAAGTAGTTGTTACAGTACCACCATCAGGTAAGAAGTATGACCTTCTAGTAGCAGAAGTAATTGCCCAGTTAATCTGGAAAATTGCTTCTTCAGTATTATCAGTCAATACAAAATTATCCTCGTCAATGAGGATAGTCTTATTCCTTAGTGTCTGTTGTGTATCATCACCAACTAAAACTGTGCCATTACCAGAAGTAATAGCAGGTAGTGTCATAATTCTGGTATTAGTACCAGTACCAACGTTACTTACCTCAAATCGTGCTTTCGGACCTTGAGCATCTTCCAATACGAAAGATCCATCTGCCATAACAAATTGACCAGTTACTTTAACTGCTCCTGTGCCTTTAGGTGCGAATACTATATCAGCATTGTCCGCAGTATCATCAAGTGCCGTAATATACAGTGAAGAATATTCCGACGCATTTAATATACGAGACATATAAAAACCACCATCACCAAAGGTCATCCCTAATTGGTCATAGGCAGTTTGGTAGAATCCAGTATCTCTGTCCAAATCAAAGGATATACCAGGAGCATCTTTAGTACCCTGAGCAACACCTTTAAAGAGTTGATTTACTTTTGCTTTTCGGTTAGGAATCAATGGGTCAGAAACAACAACTGGAAGAATTGCTTCTCCAGACAGGTTAGCATCTGAGATTGTTTCTAACTGAGATATCTTTTTAGTTCCCACGAATCAAATACACTATTGGCTACAGGTCTATTTATACGGATAATCAATCGGTCCGTAACCGAGTAGGTGCTCATATAATCCCATTGCTTTCTGAGACTGACCTTCGTGATACTCTACGAGTTCTCTAGCACAGGCAAGAATCTCGTCATATGCCTTTTTATCGTCATAAGTATCATCATCGATATACTCCCTGAGACATTCAGTTATACGTTCTCTAGGGAGTTTCGCATAATCATAATTAACTTCCATCGTAGACTCCTCCGTCAGGATCCTTGTCATAGTCATCCTTGACAGGATTTTCTATTTGTTTGGTTGTCATACCGTGGTCAACAGTGTAAACACTGGGGTCAGCATCAGGTTCATTCAGCAATGCTGGATTATCATTTGGCATCTCGTATATCCTGGTGTAAACGTTCAGTTGCACGTAGTTTTTCTAGTGCAGCAACAACTTCAGGAGTTTCATCCCACTCCCAAATTTGATTATGTTGAGGGTTTTTCTTTTCGATTGTGTGACTTTTTTTCATCCTTCTTCTGCTGTTTAATTCTTTTCTTCACCATTTTAGCATAATATAAGTCAGATTCGCTATACATTTCTGGATGTTTTTTAGCTATCTTAATAATCCGTTTGGCGGCCTGTTTGTCGGTTAGGTCCATATTCTAAAAATTGTATTCTTGGTTGATCGTGTATCTTTATGATTATGGTATCCATGATTCGATTAAAAGATTTGGACATCTGACGATACCCACTACCAACATAAAGTTGACCTGCACAAACTGCAACTGTTGCTGTGCCCCAGAACCAATAATACCATTGTGTTTTCACTTGGTGGTTACGTTTTCCCATAATAAAACTCCATTTTTTACATATTATAACATACGTGTAAAGGTATTTATACCCCTTTACAGGAGGTTAAGTTTTTACCCTATATCCTGGAATACTAACCTAAATAATGGTAGACTTAAGGAGGTAACAGATGTAACCAAACCTTCTATATTATGAAGTTTAAAGTTAAAGGTATGGAGCAAAACGATGCATAATGCAATTTCAAAGAACCAATTAGCAGACTGGAATCATACGGATCATGCCACAAGGCAAGATCAACTATTAGACGATTACTACGAATGCCTAGTTGAATGTATAGACGAGCAAAACTACTGTAAGCGAGTCTGCAAAGAAATTCTTATGTATCCAACGTAAAGTCAAAAAAAGTCACGTTAAAACCCCTCGCAAGAGGGGTTTTTTTAATGGTTAACTGTCCTATCCCATATTCCTTTAGCGTGCTTATTATGCTCGCATAGTTTCTGTGCCCATACTCTCTCTTCTAACGTTACTTCTCTATTGAGACGAGTTTTACAAGCAATTATTTGAAGTCTTAATCTATAATCCTTACTTAGCATGACGAGTCTTGTTTGAGATAATAATGCAGTCATTCTCATAGTCTGCTTTAAAATCTAAGACATCTTCGTGATTCCAACATAGTTCGCCATACAATGCGTTAAGCGTTGCCATGTCTTCATATAAATCCGTGGGTTTTTCTTGCATCACTTCTGCTTAACCTCATATTCGATTGTTATCTTTTTAGAGGATCTACCCATTGAATTTAAGGTGGTAGTCCTTGTGGCAGTGCCTCCAAGTAAAGCAGCAATTTGCAATATCTCAGAAATCAATTCACCTTCATCCATGTTTTCTGTTGTCATATCCTTGGTATGTATTTAGCTCCTTGCTTAACTAATGGCATTACGTCAGATTCAACCTTCTCTACGATGTCATCAATAACATTAACATCCAAATCCATAAATGGAGGGATAATACCTAATATCCGTAACAATCCGTCAACAAATAATGCCAGACATATGAAACCAAGAATCATGGAAATAATTGTAGCATCTCTATTATGCTTACGCATTGATGCTTCATCAATTGCCCGTGCTTCTTCAAGTGCGGCTGCTATAAGTTGGTCAACTTGTTCCTTGGTGTAGGTAAGTTGAGGGACGATCTCACGGATCTTGTCTTCAGACATTGTAATCACGGTTAAAGCAGAATTGCTCCAATAACGAAACCTTTGCCAAAGGATAACACGAGCATTTGGTAGTCTGTTAGATTGAATTTATCTTGGATTTTCTTCGC